CCACATGAATATCTAGAATATTTAGAGAATAAAAAGGAGGAAACAGTTTGAAACCAAAAACCATCAAAGCGGTTATTTCCAAAAAAGTTAATGATTGGCTAGATTCAATTGAAGATGAAGCAGTCAGAAAATTGGCAGAAAACAACACCATAGTCACTGGTGGTTGTATTGCTTCCATGCTTCTCAAAGAACCAGTGAATGACTTTGACATCTATTTCAAAAATCAAGAAACTGCGGAAGCAATAGCAAATTATTATGTTGCCAGATTTAATCCTCAAAATAAAAATGGAATCAAATGTAATATCCACGTTGAATCGTCTGAAGAAAGAGTTAGAATCATAGTAAGGTCTGCTGGTGTAGCTTCTGAAGATGGTACAGAAAAAAGTTATGAATATTTTGAATCAAGACCAGAAGGAGAAGCAGGTGAATTTGTTGGCGAAGTAATGGATGATCCTGGTGAAATTGAAGATGTTTATGAAGAAACAGAAAAAGCCGCGCTTGAAGTTGCCAATGATGACAAACCTAAATACCGTCCCGTATTTCTATCTACAAATGCCATAACTCTTGCAGGAAAAGTCCAATTAATTCTCAGATTTTTTGGTGAACCAGATAACATTCATGCTAACTACGATTTTGTCCACGCGACGTGTTATTGGACTTCTTGGGACAAACAGTTGGTATTAAGACAAGAAGCGTTAGAATCTTTGTTGGCTAAAGATTTATTTTATGTTGGAAGTAAATACCCTGTTTGTTCCATATTTAGGTTGAGAAAATTCATTAGGAGAGGATGGACAATTAATGCTGGACAGATATTAAAGATATTGATGCAAGTGTCAGCTTTGGATTTGACTGATGTTGATGTGTTACAAGAGCAATTGGTCGGAGTAGATTGCGCCTATTTCCTTGAAATCATTGACAAAATCAAAGATAAAGACCCAACTAAAGTTCAATATTCATATTTGTGTGAAATCATTGATAGATTATTTTAACAACAAATAATTCACAGGAGAAATCTAAATGCCTAAATTTAAAGTACGCCATTTAATGTATGTGCCTTACTGGGTTTACACGGAGGTAGAAGCAAAAAGCGTGGACGATGCCATTGAAGAATGGAATGAATCAGAGGAACCAGGAGAAATTGATTTTGACAATATGCCAGAGGATATCGATTTTGTTTATGACTTTGACGCGGCTGAAATAGAAATAAACGGCGAATTTTGTCCTATTTATGAATCAGAAGATGATGAAGATGGAATTGTGGGAAATGCTTAAATGAAAACATTTAATATCAGATATCCAAAATATATTCCTTATTGGGCTTATGCTGAAGTTAAAGCAGAAAACATTGATGACGCACTAGAACTTCTTGAAGATGAACCTGACAGGTATGAATTAGATGTTGGAGAAGAAATTGTTATGATGCATGAATCAAACGCAATTGAATTTGCAGAACTTGAAGTTGATGGTGAATATATTTCTGTTGACTTAGTAGGAGATGACGATGGTTGAAAATGATTATGCTAAAGATATTTTTATTGATGAAAACGATCTTGTAGGTGAGTGGTTGGATCATGGCAATAGAGTTTATCATTATAACAAACTTTCTGCCAACGCCAATGATGAACGTGATAGGGCTAAAGAAAAATTAAGTGTTATCGAATCAGAATTGCTTCTTAAAGTTAAAAGTGAACCTGAAAAGTTTATCCCAAATATTGCTGTTAATAAGATAAGCGAAGCTACATATTCTGCTTGGATAAAAATGCAACCAGAATATAAAGAAGCGTTGGAAGATTATCTTAAGAAAAAACATAACAGTAGCATCTTAAGTGGAGCAGTAAATGTTTTTGATTCACATAGGAAATACGCTTTGAGTAACCTTGTGAATATGCTACTTGCAGGATTCTTTTCTGTCCCAAGAGTAAAGAGCGAATTCAAGAAAGAAGTTGAAGAAGATTTTAGAAAAGTCCAACTTGAAGGACTTAAAGATATGGAACCACAATTAAAAACACTAAAGAGGAAGAAAAAAAATGAAGGATCAGATTGATGCGATAATTAATGAGATAGTAGGAGTTGTTGAAAATATAAGCGAAAATGAAAAGCTATGGACTGCACTTACTAAAATAATGAACCAAGCAAAGAATAGTGCAATTGAAGTTGGTGCTACAAATAAAGAAGCAATTGCTTTTGCTTTGAGACTTGGCGAACAATTTCAAATTGCTAAACCAACATGAAATACATAGACTTTTCAATTATGCAACAAAACGGCATGGTGGAATATCCAGATGGCGAATGTTCGCATGGTTATCCAGAAGACATAGATTGCCCAGATTGCATTGAAGACAAATATAATGACGAAATTATAGCCTTAGAGGAGGAATTAAACAATAGAGATAAATTACTTTTAAAAATAAAGGATTTCTTATTTGGTTTATCTACTTCAACAAAAGCAATTGGTTTATGGGAAGAAATAGAAGATTTGCTTCCTGAAGACGAGAGGGAACTTTAAATTTTAAGGAGAAGAAGCATGAGTTTATCAGAAGAACAAAGAAAGAAATTGTATGATGACCACTCTATGGACGGAGCACACCAACAATCTTACAACAGCAGGGATGCAGGTGGTTTCAAAGGTATCTTTGATAGGGAAAAATGTCAGAAATATGGAGTTAATTTTTGGAAGCCGCAAGCGGGTGAACATTTGATTGATATTCTTCCGTATCTGGCGGGTGAAAATGCGCCTTATGTAGATGGAGTAAAGGCTAAACCAGACTCTCCGGCTTATGTGGTAGATATCTACGTGCATCAACGGGTCAACGTGAACAATGACCAGTATATTTGCCTCACTAAGTCATATCGCAAGCCTTGTCCCATTTGTGAAGCGATGGAAAAAGGCGATTATTCCGCGGAAGAATTGGATGAAATGCGTCCGAAACGCAGAACCATTTACGCCATTATGGATTTGGACGCTACTTCTAAAGGAATTCAAATTTGGGAATTGGCTCACTGGTTCATGGAAAAGAAATTGCAGTATCGGGCCAAAAGACCTCGCGGCGGCGGATATGTAAACTACTCTCATGCCAAAAACGGAAAGTCAATTGCTTTTTCTATTACTGGAAGTGGGTTGAAAAAAGCGTTTGAAGGCCACGACTTCATTGATAGGGACGGACCCATTGATGAAGAAATTCTGGCCAAAGTTCCTTGTCTGGATGACTTGCTTCATCTCCCAGAATATGATGAAGTTAAGAGAGCGTTTGAAAGTATGCAGGAAGAAGAGCCAGAAGAAAGACAAGAAAGAGAGCCAGAACCAGAAAGAACAATGAAGTACGAACCTGAACCAGAACGTGAACATCCTGAACTTGGAGATAAAGAAGAAACAAAGCCAGATAAGAATAACAAATGTCCAATTGGGGTAACATTCGGTGCGGACTTCAATGAATTTGAAGACTGTGATGTTTGTGAAATTCGCATTGAATGTCAAAGAGAAAAAGAAGGTCCACCCAAAGATAACGTGACGCCCATGCCTCGACGCAGGAAGAAGGAATAAAGAGAAACTTTTCCTGCTGGCCTATTGACAAACTTTGGGAAAAATTCTACAATAAAGGTAATCAAAATTTCCATTTCCCATGTCCTCCTAAACCCCTAACCCTGTCCCATCATTTTCAGATGGGACAGGAACTTTATGGAGTTTATAATGCCACCAAGAAAGAAAACAGATGATATTGTAAGTCAAATTAAAGAAGTTGCAAATAGTCCTGTACGAAAAGATGATGAGAGGGTTGAGTTTTTAGATTCAGGAAGTACATTGTTGAATTTGGCTTTGTCACAAAGAGGTGAAAATGGAGGTTTTGCTCGTGGACGAACTTGCAATGTGGTCGGTGACAAGGCTTCCGCAAAGACACTTTTATGTCTTGAAACTTGTGCTCATGTGTTTCATAATCCTCAAAAACTCGAATCAAGAATTTATCCACCTATTGATAAAATAAATATAATTTTTAATAATATTGAAGGAAGTTTAGATTTCCCAATTGCACAAATGTATGGCGAAAGATTTAATGAATCTATTAATTGGATTCAAACTCCAATTGCAGAAGATTTTGGTAAAGATTATCAACAAAGACTTGGAGCATTAAAAAAAGGTGAATTCATGCTGTATATTCTCGATTCTATTGATGCTTTAGTGTCACAAGCAGCAGCAGATAGGATGACCCAAACACTTAGTGATAAAAAAGCTGATGCTTCTTATGGTGTTGAAAAAGCTAAATTTTTCTCATCAAGCTTCTTTAATCATTTATGTGGTGGAATGAGAGATAAAGACTCGACGCTGATTTGTGTAAGTCAAATTAGAGAAAATATCAATGTAATGTTTGGAGAAAAATATTATCGAACTGGCGGGAAAAGTTTTGATTTTTACGCTCAACAAGTTTTGTGGCTAGCGGTAGTAGAAAAAATGAAGAAAACCTTTCGCGGAAAAGATAAAATATATGGGGTTAAAGTTAGAGGTAAAGTGAAAAAGAATAAGACAGCATTGCCATTTAGAGAGGCTGATTTTAAGATTTTATTTGATTTTGGAATTGATGATATTGGCTCAATGATTGATTATCTTTATGGTCCAAAAGAAAAAGAATGTGATTGGCAGGGACAGAAAATTAAATCATCTGAATTGATTAATCTTATTGATAATTCTCCAGAAGATTTAAAATTG